TCTCGCCGCCGCAGTCGCCCCGCGACTGTCCGTCACGACCCTGAACGTCTCCGGCTTCCGGCTGATTGCCGCCCAGCTAGAGACATCCCGCGTTTTCCGCGATCCGGACGGGATCACGGAGCATGCCGTGCTGACATTCCGGCACGTTCTCGCCCCCAACTGAAAATCCCTAGGAGCTAATCGCTATGGCGCCCGTCAAGTATCTGAACGGAACGCAACTGCTCGTCCAGATTGGCGACGGTGCGTCTCCCGAGACCTTCGCTCATGATTGTCTGATCAATGCCGAGCGTGGCATTTCCTTCGAATCTGAAACGAACCGGCAGGTCATCCCTGACTGCGCCACGCCCGACACGCCCGCCTGGTCCGTCATGGACAAGGACGGCCTGTCGGCGACCATCACGGGCTCCGGGATGCTGCACACGCCAAGCGTTTCGGAATGGTTTGACTGGTACAACGGCAACGACGGCAAGAGCGTCCGCGTCCTGTTCAACGGCGTCACGCTCACCAACGGTGGCGGGCACTGGGCTGGATCGTTCAAGCTCACCAGCTTCGAAGTGACGGGCACGCGAAACGAGAAGTCGCAGGTTTCGGTGACGCTCGAATCCGATGGCGTGGTCGCCTGGGTTCCGGCCGCCGCATGAGCCGCCACGGAGCGATTGAAGTCGCATTCGGCGACGGCGAGTATACGTTCCGGCTTGGCCTTGGCGAGCTCGAAGAACTTGAGCGCAAGTGCGATCTGGGCGTGTTCCAGATCGCGGGCCGGCTATCCCCGGATGCGAGACAAGCCCGACTGGTCGAGATCCGCGAAGTCATCAGGCTGGGCCTGATTGGCGGCGGTATGAAGCCCGTCGACGCGATGGCCAAGGTTGCCCGCTATGTCGACGAGCGGCCTTTGGATGAAAGCCGAGACGTCGCCTATGCGGTCGTCCTGGCAGGACTGACCCGCCTCCATTCGATCGAGGCCGATCCGCCATCGGGGGAAGCTCAGGCAGCGAAGCCGGCCGGCTAGACTTCGCTGCCATCTACGGATCTGCCGTCCTGATGGGCGTTCACAATGTCCATTCGCTCTCAATAGGCGAGTGGGCCGCGATCTGCCGCGCCTGGCGCAAGGCTCATGGCGACAACAAGCCCGAGGCACCCGGCGAAGACGAGTTCGACCTTGCTGTGATGCGGGCTAGGGGCGCGGCCTAAAGCTTGCAGAACGCGATGCTGTTTTCTCCGCTGTAAGGCGACCTGATTTGCAGGGTCCAGCCATCGCTGAACCCACGGCCCTTTTGCCTGACCGAACCCGCGATCTGAGCGCAAAGCTTTCGGGCTTCACCACTGTTCATATCGATAGTGGTTGTCACCGTCGACGACCACGCGGAAATTTCACACTTACTACTCGCCAAGCCAGTCCCGTCGAAAACCGCGCAAAGGAAGTAGGCATTTTCGACGTCCTTCTCACTAGCGGTTGCTACCGGCATGGACGCTGCGGTCATCGCAGCCACAATCAGAAATCGCATGAGGCCCCCTATGGCTGTTGAAATCGAGCGCCTCATTGCGACGCTAGAGGCGAACTTTTCCAAGTATGACCGGGCGCTGAACAAGGCGCTAGGCAATACGAACCGACAGTTCACCGCGATCGAGCGGCGCGGCAAGCAGATGGAGCAGAAGCTGTCCCAGATCGGGACAGGTTTTCAGCGGTCCTTGGTGGGGGCTTTCGCCGGCATTGCGAGTGTTGCCGGCCTGAAACAGTTGACCGACTCGGCGACCAAAATAGATAACGCTCTCAAGGTCGCGGGGCTCTCTGGCGAAGAACTCGAGCGCGTTTATCAAAAGCTCTACGCATCCGCTCAGAAGAACGCCACTCCCATAGAGAGCATGGTCCAACTCTACGGTCGCTTGGCACTCGTCCAGAATGAGCTTGGGATTTCAGGCCAAGAGCTGGAAAATTTTACCGACAAAATCGGCGTCGCTCTGCGCGTGTCGGGCCAATCAGCGGCCGAGACCTCCGGGGCGCTGCTGCAGCTATCGCAAGCCCTTGGCTCCGGCACGGTGAGGGCGGAAGAGTTTAGCTCAATCCTCGAAGGCGCCCTCCCAATCGCCCAGGCCGCCGCCGCTGGCCTCAAGGAAGCCGGGGGCTCGGTTGCGAAACTCCGGCAACTGGTAGTCGACGGCGAGATCTCGTCTCGGGCGTTCTTCCGCGCCTTTGAGGCCGGGTCGGTGATGCTGGAGCAGAAGGTCGAAAATTCCGTCCTGACGATCGACCAGCGGTTCACGAATTTCCAGACGACGCTGATCGACACGGCGCGCGAATTCAACAAGAACGCCGACGCGAGCAGGCTGGTCGGGAACGAACTGGACGGTCTAGCAAAGGGCGTCAGGGAGCTTGCCGACGCATTCTTGCAGCTTGGCTCCTGGATCCCGGCTGTCACGGACCGCCTTTCCGCTTTCAACGACGCGACATCCGAGACCGCCCGCGCTCTTGGGTCACTCTTGGGCCTGCCAAAGCTCGGCGCTGCTCTGGGCCTCGACACGATCAACGACCAGACATGGGCCTTCGAGCGGACCTGGAAGGACATCGACAAGACGAAGGACAAGGCGACCGAGCTGCAAGCCGCGCTCAACAAGCTGGCGGGCGTCCCATCTGGCGCGACCGGCGTTAACCCGGTCTCGATCAAGGACAACCCGGTTGTCGGGAAGGACAAGAAGGGCGGCAGCAAGCGCACGCCCGAAGACCGCTGGGAAAGCGAGATCCAGCAGTGGCAGCAGCGCTCTGAAGCCCTACGCCTTGACGCGGAACTGGTCGGAAAATCCACCTACGAGATCGAGCGTCGGCGCGCCGCGCTGGAACTCGAGCAGATGCTGGAAAAGCAGGGCCTGCAGCTCACGCCGGAACGGCAGAGGCAGATCCAGCAACTGTCGGAAGCCTATGCGGCTCAGGTCGTCGAGATCGAAAAGGTCACGGAGGCTCAGCAGCGGGTGGACGACGCGGCGCGCGAAACCATGGGCGCGATCAAGGATGGCTGGATGGACGCCATCACCGGCGCCGAGAGCTTCAAGGATGCGCTGGCCGGCATAATCAAGCGCCTCGGCGAGATTGCCGCGTCCCAAGCCTTCGACTCACTGTTTGGGTCCGGAGTGGCCGGCGGTGGCGGCGGAGCGTTCGGCGCGATCGGTGAGTTTTTCGGCTTCGCCAGCGGCGGCTACACGGGCAATCGCGGAACCGGCGATGTTGCGGGCGTGGTGCATGGCAAGGAATTTGTCGTCAACGCCAAGGCGACGGCCAAGAACCGGGCGCTGCTGGAATCACTGAACGCTGGCGGGTCCGTGTCAGTGCCGGCGACGCCCAACGTAGCGGCCGCGCGGTCGGCGCCCGCGGTCATCCGCCTCGGCGACACGAACATTGACGCGCGCGGTTCCCAGATGAGCGAGGCGCAGTTCGCCTCGATCCTGGCGGAGAACAACAAGCGCCTGATGGCGGCTCTCCCCGACAAGATCCGCAACATGCAGCGGGATCGTATCCTCCGATGACCATCACATACCCGCTGGACCTCCTGGCTGACTGGCCGGGATGGTCGACGCTTGACCCGTCCTATGCGGATGAGACATCCGGTCAAGCGGGGGGGCAGATCCGCCTCAAGTCCCTTCGCGCGCCTCTGTGGACGTTGCGGGCCTCGACCCGCGATCTGCTGCCGAACGAACTGCGCCAGTGGAAGGCGAGGCTCGCGGCATTGGAGAACGGCAAGAAGACGTTCTGGGGCTATGACCTGACCGCCTTCTTCCCGATCGCCTACCCGAACGGCTCCTGGCCAACGGGCTCTACCTTCACAGGCGAGACGGCGGCTATTTCGGCAGTGACGTCCATGATCGCCCTGCGGCTCAAGTCGCTGCCGGCGGGGTTCAAGATCAGCGTCGGCGACCACATTGCTTTCGCTTACGGCTCGGGGCCTTCCTACGCCCTGCATCAGGCGATGGAAGCTGTGGTTGCGGACTCGAGCGGGGTCACTCCGGCCTTTGAAGTCCGCCCGCCCATCCGCCAAGGCGCTGCGATCAACAACGTCGTGAAGGTCAAGCGGCCGGCCTGTCTGATGATGATCGTGCCTGGCTCAGTCTCGACCCCGGCCAACCTGAACGCACGCGGCCCGATCTCCTTCGAAGCCGTGCAGGTGATCTGATGCGCTA